AATCAGACTTAGCTTCAGATTGCTCTTCGGCGGTCAGTTGTGCGAGCGTATCGTCAAGACGTAGCTTTGCAGCGACACGAGAGATGATTGCATCATCGTCTTCTTTTGGCGGAGCAAGCCGTGCCTGCACCTCTTTGAGTTTCTTTTCGACTTCGGTTTTCAGGCGATTGCCGTGTACCTTGTCGAGTGAAGTGTTACCAGCAAGTATTTTGCTGACTTCACTATCTACCATTCCACCGAACGCCTTCTCCTGTTGGATTCGTAGAGCTGTTTCGCCCTCTGTTTCTTGGGAGTCGGTATCCTGATCAGCTTGCGCTTGATCGGAGTCCACCTTTCCCTGATCTGTATCGTCGGCATTAAGCTCGGCGTTAAGATCTCGATCGTGGTTAGACATATGAAATGTTGATTAAAGATTATGTAACCCTGCCAACCTTGACTAGTTCAAGGCTGAACAGCATTACAGAATGCGTGCATTTTTATTTTTGTTTAATCTTTGTTTTTGTTTTTCAATCGCTTGTTGCGCCCTCGCAATAGTTTTCAAATCCTCTGTAGCGGATTCCCATAGTTTTGGTAATGCCATGAGTGCCTCTCGGTATCCGTCTTCATATCCATGTTCGTAATTCCTATCACTATTCCTTGTCCAACCTTTTTCCATTTTCTGAATAAGCGTAGCAGTCATTTGATTCTTAATCTGATCTTTATATCCAGTCCAAAAAGCAGTAAAAGCATCTATGTGTTCGTCTCCGATGATCTTCCTAGCGTGTTGCCGCTCCGATGAGAGCACCCTGCGATTGAGGTATGCCTGCACGTTGAGCAGTGTTAGGATTGACTCCGCCATTTGGGATTTGGGCATTTGGTTGTTCATTAGGTTGCATATCTTGTGACATAAATTCGAAGCCAAGCATACCGAGAGCTTTCTGTCTAAGGCTACCTTGCGCTTTGGCATCTCCAGTAATTGCCATAGCTGCTTGCGCTTTGGCGAACTCTAATCCGATGCCTTCGTACCTGGATATATCTTCTTCTACGAATACCTCGTGGTCTTGTAGGAACTCAGCAATGGCACCGAAAGTTACTGTCTTAATTGATTTCTCATTTCCCGTCGGCTGGTCTCCTTCTGGTGTTTCTGCAATCTCTTTGACTTTGGCGTTTGTTGGTACGATTGTTTCACATGTGACTGGTATCAACTTCATATATTCAATGACAACTCGCGTAATGAAGACTGATGCTGCTGCGTTAGACCGAATAATCCCATTTGGCAAACGTGTCTTTGATATTTCTTCTGCTGCTACTGCTGTCGCACTTTCGCTTGGTGATCTGTCTACATCTCTTATGGCCACACCACCTTGTGTCACTTGCTCGATGATGTCCTGCTTCATTCGTTCGAACTCATTTGTGAGTGGTTGAGTTCTTGAGTCAGAGAATACTGGCTTCTCTCCTGGATTAACTTGAATATACGACTCGTATCCTTGCTGTCTAGCGATTTGCGCTTCTTCAACCTTTGCGGCGAACGTTGCGTAATTCTCGTCTGCCATCTCGATAAATCGATCTGGGTCTATATTGCGATCAACATATCTATGCGCTGATGTTCTTCGTCTGGCATCATTACGAGCAATCTTGCCGAACTTGTGATAAAGACTTTTGGCGTACAAGTTACCCAGTACAGGAAAGCATCTCAATAATTCAACAGGTAAATAATTATGGTCATCTAGTTTGTGTGGATACTCTTCTTTCTTCGTGTCGTCGAATTGTTGAGCAATGGTGTCTTTAGCACCAACCAAGCAGAATTTTACGCCGTCATTGATAGAGTAGTAATAACCGATCTGCGTCATATCGGCATCATCTTCCGTCGCCAGTTCTTCACTTTGTAGGGTACTGTCATTCGACATAAACGAGAGACGACCTTTCTCAAACTTTAATTGAGGGAACATTGCTTTTACCTCCTTTGCAGGGAAGTCAAACACTATGAGTGCTTCATCCGCGTCTGAATCTCCATTCGGCAGTCGAAGGCTCGTAGCGTTTGGGGAGAGATATACCTGAGTGAGTTTAGGGAACATGAACTTAATCGGATTGCCCTTGGCGATTTCGCCGTCAGAGTTCGCACCCCACCACAGTAATGAGTTACCGAGTACGAGGAGACTAAGTACACCGTTTGGGTTATCTCTTAAGCCAGCTATAAGTCCTGAGCGTTTTTTTACGCTTTTAATCGCGTCTCGAATCACTTGCACTTGCTCGTCCGTTGCTCCAGGAATAATGAGTTGCGTATCGGCTAACTGGAATTGCTCGGAAACTCTTTGCACAACATCGAAGAATAAATCAGGATTGTACAAATTAACTAAATCATCTTCAGGGTTCAAGCACTGCAAATACATATCTTGTGCGTCTAGCCATTGTGGCAACTCATTCATCATTATTTTCTGAGCTTTTTGCTTAAAATCAGCAATATGTGCAACATATTTGTTTTGCGTATCGTTCTGCGGATTTTTAGCATCCTTGTATGCTAGTGGATCGGTGTTCATCTATATTGTGTTTTGGTTTGTCTTTGCTCCCTTAATCTTTGCATCGCAGCAAGGGCTGATGTTCCTCCACCTGACTGTCCTATGTCGAACCATGCTCGCATAATCAGTGAATCAAGATGGTCTGGACTTCTTCCGATTGCTTCCTTGATCTCGTCTTTTGGCATTAAACTAATTTTCCCTTCTTTTTCTAGCTTATCTCGCTTGAGTTGCTCTAACTCTTGTATGGTCTCGTCTCTATAGCTTTGATCGTCTTCACCTATTTCTCGGCGGTTGATCTTGTCAGCTAGTATGTAGGCACATTGAGTCTTGAGGTTTGCGTAGTTCTGTTTCCTGTTTGGGTCACGGTCCACTATGGCAGGCTGTATAGCTGAACTATTATTGACAAATCCTTTGCATTTAAAGTTATCTACGAATCCACCTCCGACTCCATCTTCATCTGCTATGACTTGTGATCGAGGTATCTGATGTTTGTTGCATATCTCAGCTACTTCTCTTTGGAGTGTGTCAATGAAGTTTTTATCCCATGTATAGACTTCTTTTACTTGCCATCCTTCCCATCGTCTGACTACGGTCTTATCCTTTCCTTGTCTGGCTACATCTATCGTGAGATACTTCTTTCCATCTTGTGTTTTGTTTGTCCAAATATCGCAAATAGCATCATATTCTAAGAGGGCTGATGGGTCATTATCGTATTCCCAATCACCAAACATTAATCTTTGTTTCATTGCCTGGTCCTTAATCTCCATGAGGCTTTTACCATATTCTAAGGCTGTATATGGGTTGTCTCGGTAGAGAGCTTGGATAAATGCATATTGCTTAGGCAATCTGTCCTCTTTCCAAGGTCTGTATACATCGAGATACAGCCAGTTCTTTTTTGGGTTACATGTAATGAGCATCTTAGCAGGCAGATTGTATTGCTCATTCATTTGTCGCCCAATACGTGATTTCAAAATATCAAATGCTTTGAAGTCTATCTCGCCGGCTTCCTCTATCCATCCACCTGTATATTCCAAAGAACCGAATCGTTCATAAAGTGGATCACTTGGAATATATTTCAGATCGAGCAGATCAATTCTGCTTCCATTGGCAAACTCGATATAGTTGTATTGACCATTTAGCTTCCAGTCCTCTTGTGGTATCTCGTGATATTTGCATACCTTGCACCACGTGAGATATGACGAAGCCATTAATCTTTTTAACTCTTCTCTACCCATGAACCACTTTGTTCCTGGATACATATAACAGTTCGTCAGTAACCATTCACTCGCCATCCATGACTTACCTCCTCCCGCAGCTCCACCAAACACAACAAATCTAATATCCTTATCCCTCAGTGCTTCCCACGCTTGATGCTGCTTCAGAGTCGGGCGAATTACTGGAGTTGTCGTCTGGGATGATGTAGTTGAATCCATGTATTTCTTTTCCTTTACTTGTTAGATCTGTCTTATTCTCTGTCTTATCTGCCATACCGTGATTGGCTGCCAATAGTCTGGTGACTAAGCCTGTTGAGTAATGACCGCCTGCACCCATTTCCATTAGTCTTACAGCCTGTTCGTTGTTCAATCTTTCTAACGCGTAAGAAAATTCTTCGTGGTCTTTAGCCCAATCGTGAATTGTACTCTTAGATAAGCCTAAAAATAAGCATAATCCTTGAACAGATGGAAACTTAGCCCATACCTCATATTTAGTAACTCCCTCCTTACCCATAATAGGCTCTATCTTATCCTTACAACTTGTTATGTATTCGTCTATCTTATCTTTCCACTCTGCTGGTGTATGTTCTGGGTACTTCGATGGTCTTCCTACGGGATTTTTTATTTCATCTGTCATAGTGTTTTATTCATAAACTAAGATGATGCTACTTGGTACATTTTATTCCATGTAGCCTGAGTGTGACCTCCAACCTTAGTTAATGGTGGTGACTTAAACTGTTTTTTTGGTATCTCGTGTTGGCATTTGTCGCAATATTCTTTACCCTGATCAGATGTTATCTGATATGCCTCCGTATTTTTGCAGTTGTTGCACTTCATTTAGTTTTGTTTTACTTTGTCATAGTAT